ACGGTGACCCAGCCGGTGCCGGCGAGGCTGATCGCATCCATGCCCGCCTTGAACGCGAGCATGGCCGGCGAGTTCTTCTCCATGATCTGCTTCGCCTGCTCGTCGAACTTTTTCGTAATCGCGTCGATGTCGGCCGGCAGTCCTGGCGGCGCCAGCGCCGCCGCCACGTTCAATTTCGGCGCGGCGGCGACAACCTTGTTGACGAACTTGGTGTGTTCATCGGCCGCGGCCCGAAAGGCACTGGTCGTGCCGGTGACGATGTCGGCCATCGCTTCCGCCCACTGCCCTTTCAGCCAGCGGGTGTGGGCGTTCCAGTTGTCGGCCGCCTCGTCGAGCACGCGCGCCGTGGTCGCGCCCATCCCCTGCGAGGCGAGCGCCGCCTCGTCGAACCCTTGCTTCAGCGCGGGCGCCAGCTCCTTCCAGTTCTTGCCGAACAGCTCCGACGCGACACGCGCAAACTCGATCGGGTCTTTGATTTCCTTGATCGCGTTCGCGATCTGGATGAACTGTTGCGCCGGGTCGAGCTTCAGGAACGTCGCCATGTTGATGCCGAGCGCCTCGATCGCGGCCGCGGCGCCCTTGTCGCCTTTACCGAGCCGCTCCTGCAGGGTGTTGACGGCGTTCGCCATCGTGTCGAGCGACACGCTGGTGTCGTCGCCGACCGCCTGGAAGGTCTGCAGCGCCTCGATGGAAATCCCCGTCCGCGCGCTCAGGGTGACGAGTTGGTCGGCGGTGACGAACGCGGCCTTGCCAAACTCGATCGCCATCTGCGTCGCTTTCGCCAGCGCCATCGCGCCGAGGTTGCCGGCGAAGCTGGCGACCGCGCCGCTCATGCCCGAGACGCCGCTCTCGACGTTCTTCGTCGCGTCGGCCAGATCCTGCAAGCCCTTCGGCACTTCGTAGCCGAGCTTTTTCATTTTCTCGGCGGCTTCGTTCGCTTTGGCGCCGACCTGTTCGAGTTCTTTCGCGGTGAGGGTCGCGACGCCGCCGGCTTTCTCGACGGCGATCGTCATCAGGGACGCTTCCTGAATCAGCTTCCGGCCGCTGAAGTTGTCGACCATCCGGTTGAGCGACTTCTCGACGTTCGATGCGCCCTTGCCGAAATCGACCAGCGCGATCTCGGCCTGGTCGACGGCTTTGAGAAAGTTGGAGAAGTCCGCCGTGAACGTGGCGTTAACGGCCATCAGCCTGGATCATCTGCAGGAGTTCGGCGACTTCCTCGGGCGCCAGGGCGCGCAGGTCGGCGAGCGTCCAGCCGCCCATGTAGCGACACATCACGAGCTCGTTTCTAAGGCGCTGCCGGTCAACCGTTTTTTTTCCTCGGCGATCGTTTCGTCGTGCGCCTCCAGCGCGGCGGCGATCTCGCGCGCCGTCTCGCCGTCGAGGTTGTTGATGGCGGCCGGCGACACCGGCACCGGCGTGCCCTCGGCATCGACGAATGACCAGGCGAGCAGGTACGCCGCCATCCGCGCCCGGCCGATCAGCGTCGTGTCGAGCACCGGGACCGTGCCGGCGCCGAACTGTTTCCGCATCGACGCGAACATGTCGGTCTGCTCGCCGTACGACAGCTCCCGCTTGACGTCAATCCACTGGCCCTCGGTCAGCGGCAGGCGGACGATCTTCGGTTGGACGAAACGACATCTCATGCGGACACCTGGTCGGACACGGTGACGTGGCCGGTGAGTTGGTTGCCGACGATGGCGACGTCGGCGATCGGCCATTCCCACGGCCGGCCTTGTTTCGGAATGAGCACGGTCAGCGGCCGCTGCTGCAGGCGATAACTATCGGCCGAGACGATCGTGCCGGAGAAGACGCCGGCCTCCAGCGACCAGCGGCCGAGGGTCGCCGCGGTGTAATACACCCAGCGCACCTCGGCGACCTGGCCGCCGATCGTCATACCCGGCCCCAGCTCCCGGCGGCGCTGAAGCTGCCTTCCATCGTGACAGCGCCCTGCACGTCGACCTCGATCGTGTAGTCCAGCCACGCCGGCCCGTACCAGTACTTGGTCGGGATGTTCTTGGTCGGGTAGAGATACAGCTTGCAGCCGTCGACCGAGTCGGCCGCCTGAAAGAGCTTGTCATCGGCCGCATCCCAGAAGCCGCTCAGCGTCCCGGCGGTCGCCTTCAAAGTGGGGATGTAGACCCGGTTGGCATCGCAAAACGAGGTCGTCTCAATTTTTTCAGTGCTCGCATCCAGCGACCACTTGCTGAGACAGATCACGGTCGCGACGTTCGAGGCGCTCGTCGACATATAGACGACGCCGTCTTTGCCTGCGTACTTCGGCATGTTCGGACTCCTGGAGAAGGGCTCGACAGTCTGCGAGCACAGTGGCCGCGCGGGCCGTCCACGTCGACGACGCGACACACGCCGGCAGGTGCGCCGCCACCTCGGCGCGCAGGATCGGGTTCGCCAGCCAGTAGCGGATCACGCGCCCGGCCTCGTCAGGGTTGTCGACGATCGGCACGAGGTCGCGAAAGCGTTCGCGAACTTCGGCCCGCGCGTCGCTCAGGTGAAAGACGCCGCACGCCGCGAGCTCGTAGGCGCGCGGGTTGAGCGACTGGGCGCCGTCCGCCTGGCGGTAGAGGTTGAGCCCGATCGCCGCCCGCCGGTAGAGCGCCGCGGCGACCGGGTTCGGCACCGTGCCGGCCTTCACGAATGGCCGGAGCGGTGAACGCCTCGCCAAGCCCTCCCAGTGCCCGTACAGGCCGAGATCGATCCCGGTCCAGTCCACGGCCTCCAGCCACGCGACGCGCTCCGGAAAGGCCGACCCGACGAACACGACGTCGTGTGCCGGCTGGTCCGTATCGCCGGGCTGCAGGCCGGGCCGATGGTGCCGCGGATGCCAGGCGTGCGGCAGGTACGACCCGTTCGGGAACGCGCCAACGGTCGCGCGCTCGTTCGTCCAGCACCGGTCGACCAGCGCCGCCAGCCGGACTTCGTTCGCGAGGTCGTACGGCGACTCCGTGAAGAGCGCCGCCACACGCAGGCCGGCGCGCTGCAGCAGGATGACGACGTCGGGATGAAAAAACATCGCCGAGACAATCAGCACGAGGTCGACCTGGTGCCGGAGCGCCACGGCGAGCGCGTCGGTCGAGGCGAGATAACAGATATCCGCCGGTGTCGGCCGGAGCAGCGTCGCATCGTGCCGCTGCGCCTTGCGCCAGGCCGCCTTCAGCCAACTGGCCGCGCGCTCAATGCGCCCGTCGAGCCGGTAGCGCACGATCTCGACGCCGTGCTCCTCCAGGCCGTCGCGCAGGCCCGTCTCGACGTCAGCCGTCGACCACGAGGCGCCGGGATGCACCAGGAGGATCTTCATCGCGGCTTCCTCGCCGTCGCGTAGATGTCGCCAGCCGGCCGGTTGGTCGTGACGCGGACGTGGTCGAACCCGGCCAGCCAGCCGAGGAGGTCGTTCGCCTCGACGTTGCGGTAGTACTCGCCGGGGCGCAGCGGGCCGCCATCGACGGCTGAGTGCGGCGCCCGGCCCGCGCCGGCCGCGGTGACGATGAGCAAGCCCCCCGGCTGGAGCATCGCGCCCGCGTTCGAGACGATGACGGGCGCCGTCACGGCGTGTTCGAGCACTTCGCAGCAGACGACGCAGGCCGGCGGCGCCGGCGGCACGTAGGTCGCGGCATCGGCGACGACATCGACGCCCGGCCCGGGCTCGACGTCGACGCTCACGTAGGGCGACCAGAACAACCCGCGGATCGACCCGTTGACGTCGCGGCCGCCGAGTTCGACGACTGGCCCCGGCGGCACCTGGCCGGCGCTGACAATCGCGGCGACGAAGCGATACGCGGCCGGATGCATCAGACCGGCTCCGCCTGGATCTCGTACAACCCGCCGTGGTACTGCCACACCACCGCGGCGTCGCCCGGGTCGTGCTCGCCATGCTTGACGCGCTCGCGCCGGTCGACGCGCATCAGGTGATAGCCGACCGCCGTCAGCGGGCCGCCCATCACGATGCGTATCCGATCCGCCGCGGCATCGACCGTGGCAGTGGTCGACTCTTTCGCGACCGCCTCGATGCGGTACACCGGCTGCTCGAACGCCGCGCGGTTTTCCTCGTAGGTGTCGACCGCGGTTTCCAGCGCAATCGCGACGAACTTCGTCCGGCCCTGCGGCGCGACGTTCCACCAGATGCCATCCGGCAGCAAGGTCCGCAGCGCCGCGTCCGCGGTCAGCGCCGTTACCACGGCCATGTCGAGCGCGCTCGAATCGCTCATCCCGTCACCGTAAACCCGGCGTTCCGCACCAGCGCGACGAGCTGCGCGTGCATGATCGCGCGCTCGTGCATCGAGG